GCTCTGGCATAGCGTTAGAGATATTAAAAGGCTATGCGTAAGATCATGCAAAGCGCAAAAGGACAGCAATGCACCGTCAGGCTTCCTGAAGTGTGTAACGGAAACCCTGATACTACTGTTTTTGCCCATGTAAACGGTGTACGTTTTGGCAAGGGCATGGGCATCAAGAGCAAGCAGGGGGCGTATTGTTGTAGCGCATGTCATGATGCTATCGATAAAGGCATTAGGCCGTCATGGATGAGCAAGCAAGATGTGCTGTTGGCGCATTATGAGGGTGTCATTGAGACTAACACCCTCTTAATTGAGCTGGGATTGCTTAAGATTCAATAATGCTCTCTTAAAAGAGCTTCGATTATTGTTGACCTCGAGCGTACATCAGCCGTCAATTTCTCAACAATATCGGATGGCAAGGTAATGCTTATTTTTTTTCGCCTAATCCTTGTCCCCAAAAGAGCCACATTTTTGCAAAATGACGGGATTTTTAAAGATGTGCGTTTAAAATGCACATTGCAAAGAAGCCGACCAGTTTTTTTAGCAACCGCAGAGTCCGGCATTGTCCCCAATAATGCCATTTCTTCCGGTGTCCATTTTTTGTACTTATTCATATTTTTTCCTAAAATTTAGCTTTGATAGCCGCCACAATATCGGCCCATTCCATATTCCATTTGTTTGCCCAAAAAATCTGGACAAAATACAAGATGGCGAGCTGCTCAATCTGTGTCATGCCGTAAACTTTGATAGCCAATGCTTTGTAATCCGCATTAGTGATGTCGTCGATGCTCTCAGCACCCACGTTATCAAGCATATCAGACGCTATCCGGGCAGGTATGCCGTGGGCGGGAAAATAGCATCCGGCGTAGACGTTCAGGATGATTGTCCATTCGTCCATGGACAGATCGGGTAGGGATTCTCGGAGCAGATAGCGAAACTGTTCGACCGTGCAGTTTACGGCCTCGCTCCAACGGGCCTTTTCGCCAAAGTCAAGCTTGGCGGTGGTTGATGTTATCCAATCCGCTGTGCGTTCAGATATGTAAAAAACCTTGCGGTTGCTCATTATTTTCCCCAAAAATTAAAAAAATTATGCCATCCTTGGCCTTAGTTTTAGATTGCGTAGTCAAGGGCTTCCGCCACTTTGCGTAGCTCTCGTTCATATTTTACGGCCTTGGCTAAATCCGATTTTACAAGTTCATGGATTTGATCAGGGCTGTAATTGCCTTTTTCGCTCAATCTAAAATCTGAACAAAATTCCCGTATTCCGGTATCACAAAATCCTAGACGTTTGCACAATGCCCAGTTTATAGGGCTGTTTTTTTCCACTGCTTTAGCGGTTGTTTTTTCGTGAAGCCCTTTTATTGCATCTCTGACAGTAGTGGCGTGGTAGGTGACATCACCGCCCAAAGCGCAATAGTCATAATGAGTGCCAGCCAAAATGCGCTCATAAACGCTAACGCCTAGGATCGTGCGGATAAGCCGAACATCAAACGCCTCGTTGAGCTGCACCGCTTTAAGAGATTTATGCACCTTAACGGGCTGCACCAAACCGGACTCGATAAGAGCTTTTATAACCCAATTTCCCGCCCAACTGGACAACTCTACATCCATTTTGATTGTTCCGGATGGTGTCCATTTACGGATTTGAACGGTTCTGCTATCCACGGTTTTTTTACCGCCGTGGGCGCGGTGCCACGTTTTTGAGTATGCGTGGTTATCCCAGCTAACGTCCTCCTGAGAGCTGATGATCCAATCGCCTAGCCGGGAATGTTTCCAACTGCAACCGCCCGGCAATTTGTTTATTGCAACCGCCGTGGTGTCGCGTCCTAAAACTAATGTTGGATAACCGCGTTCTGCATCGAGCATTAGCAGTTCATGTTCACGTTGAGCTGCTAATTCCAGGGCATAACGCGCAGCTTTACGTTGGTCAGAGTTTAAATACTCTTGATTGCTCATCGGCTCACCTAGACGGCACGGGCGTGTATTTGCCCATTCGTAACGGTTTCTGGGTGTTACTGTCAAAACCCGCACCTTTGACACTACCCGCGCCTGTTTGTCACGAATGGATTGTTGAATGGCACGGCACTCCGCCGCGCCTTTTTTGCCAGTCTGGTCGATGCAAATAATAGCAGCGTGTTTTTGACGGATGTTTAGAGTTGCATCGCCACGGATAGCGGCGATTTGATCTAATATTGATAATTTTTTCATGACATTTCCCCCGTGCAAAAATTGCACATCAAAAACGGGTTACGCGGCCCGTTCCGCTTGCCCGATGTGGGCAGTCAATTTCTTGACTTGGATATAGTATAGCACAATTAAATATTTGTGTAACAATTATTTAATTGATGTTTTTATTAAAAATAATTCCCACGCGGACAGGGAAATTTCCCTGTCCCCCGCTTCGTACTGTTGCCATGCCCTAGTTGTTTGATGTATCAGTGCGGCGGCAGCCGATTGGGTTAAGCCGGCATTGACGCGCGCTTGTTTGATTTCTTGTGGCGTTGGTTTAGTCATTCCTTTCTTCTAACATTTCTTTCAAATCATCAACTGCATCACCGCGCAAAGGACATCCGATTTCTTCATAAAATTCTTGGGCAGTATCAGATTCTTCCCAATCTAGCCCAAAAGTTTCCCGCATAAAATCGCCCAATATTTCATCGGGGGCTGACTCAGCTACAGCATCAGTGCTATTAGCTCCCATGCCAAACGGAAATCCGCTTGACTTCCATTCTTTTCCCCAGCTATCAAATTCATTTTTCAATGAATTTGATAAATCTAAAAACCAAGATTCTTTTGCGGTTTCGATGATGTCGGATTCATCAACATCGTCATTAACGTCAACGGGTTCGTAATAAAATACGTTGTAATACGATGCTGCGCGGCCTTCACGCAAAACCCGAACGTTTCCGGTTTCGCAAAATGCAACGGTAAATCCGCTAACATCTTTAACGTGAATAACACGCTCTTGACAAACTATCGATGCTTTAGCTGCATCAATATTGTCAAAATCATTGTAGTAATGCTCTTTTAGAGCATCGTAAATAGATTTATGACGCTCATTATCTGAATCATAATCTTGTCCACAAATTGAGTGGCAAGAATCGGGTGTGTGCGGCAACTGCAAAATTGCCGACAAAAATTTTCCGGTTTTGTCGTCTTGGAATCCAAACTCGATTCCGTAATTTTCAAAAGTGTAGCTTATGTTTTTAATTTTCATGACTTTTCCCCAAAATAACGGGTTACGCGGCCCGTTCCGCTTGGCCTTTTTGGCCTTCAACAAAGCCATTTCTGCTTTGTTGATGTATATTATACGCACTAAGTTCGTAATGTCAACAGTTTAATTAAAATAATTTTTGCTTTTCCTGTGATTTTGAAAAAAAATCCCATGCAATCAATAGTTACCGCCCCATCACAATTGCTGATATAATCCAGCAATCCATAAAAATTGTCGGGAGACATCGAAAATGGCTAGAAAATCAGTCGATTGGGATGCAATAGAACCGATCTATCGTGCTGGAATCCGGACGCTGAGGGATATTGCTAGCGAGTACGGCATAACCGAAGGAGCTATCCGAAAACGAGCGGCAACATTTGATTGGTCAAGGGATTTGTCCGCTCAGATAAAATTGAAGGCTGAGGATTTAGTACGCAAAAGCGAGGTACGCAGCGAGGTACGCAAGAGCGATGCGTACCGACTTACTGAACGCGACATCATCAATGCAAACGCCGAGAATCAGGCGGCGGTTTTGCTTACTGAACGAGCTGACATCAAACGTCTGAGCGGAATATCCGATGCGTTAGAAACCGAGCTGGAAAGTTACAGCGAAGAGCTTGAAAAAAAAGCTAATATCCTAAAAAAGCTCGTGGAAACACGAAAAACAATCATCGAACTACGCAGACGGAATTACAATATCACTGACAACTCAAACGGGGATGCGCCAACACCGCTGCCCGTGATGGATGACAAGACACTGGCGGCAAAACTAAGCGGCCTATTTGCATTGGCGCAGGCTCGCAATGACGGTTGATGAGATAGAGGCACTCATAAAACGCATGTCGCCAGAGCAGCGGGAAGACGCGGTGCGGCTGGTGCATAGCGCGGGGATTTGGACACCGCTGCCCGGCCCTCAAACAATGGCGTACATATCGGATGCTGATATTGTTGGATATGGCGGTTCAGCAGGTGGCGGAAAAAGTTTTTTAGCTATCGGAAAAGCTCTTACTCAGCATCAAAAGTCGATAATCTTCCGCCGAGAAGGAACGCAACTTACTGGTATCATTGACGATATGATAAAAGTGGTTGGGCATCGTGTCGGTTACAACAGCATTGACAAAATTTGGCGAAACCCAGTTGTCGGCAAACAGGTGGAGTTTGGCAGTTTTCCGAATTTGGGCGATGAAACACGCTACCAAGGCCGCCCGCATGATTTAATTGTGTTTGATGAGGCGGCAAACATGCGGGAGTCGCAAGTGCGGTTTTTGATGGGCTGGCTCAGGACAACCCTAATCGGGCAGAAATGCCAAGCTTTGATGACTTTCAATCCGCCCACTGATGAGGACGGGCGGTGGATTATCAGTTTCTTTGCGCCGTGGCTTGATAGATCACAATTCCCCGCCCCAGCATTGGCGGGTGAGTTACGTTATGCTGCATCTATCCCTGCTGAAAACGGCACATCAAAAGATTTATGGGTAGATGGGCCAGAGCCGTTCGTGCTTCATGATGGCGAGCCGCTCTACGATTTTGACACTCGGCAATACAGAGCGCAGGACATCATCACGCCAATGAGCCGAACTTTCATCCCGTCTAGCGTGTCAGACAATCCCTTTTTAGTCGGAACAGGCTATATCGCACAGCTACAAGCACTGCCCGAGCCGCTCAGGTCACAAATGCTTCACGGTGATTTTATGGCGGGTGTCACTGACGACCCGTGGCAAGTGATCCCAACGGACTGGGTTGATAGGGCAATGGAC